TATGGCTAAGTCTCCTGCGTGGCAACGTAAGGAAGGTAAGAACCCTGAAGGCGGCCTAAACGCCAAGGGCAGGGCTTCTTATAACGCTGCTAATCCTGGCAAACCAGGCCTGAAAAGACCTCAACCAGAAGGCGGCCCTCGCCGTGATTCTTTCTGCGCCCGCATGAAAGGTATGAAGAAAAAGCTTACTTCCGCTAAAACTGCTAATGACCCAGATTCACGCATTAATAAGTCTTTACGGGCTTGGAATTGCAAAGAAGGTGGAGCTGTTCGTGGTGGTGGGTGTGAAGTTCGCGGCAAGACAAAGGGTAAGATGGTATGAGCGACTTAATGGAACAAGCCCGTGAGCTAGCTACGCACGCATCGGAAATCCGTCACTTGCAAAACGACATGGATAAGATGGTAGAAGACATGGAAGAAATTAAGAAAGCCATTGTAGAAATACAAAAAACTCTTTCCGAAGCTAAAGGTGGTTGGAAGATGTTAATGGCTGTTGGCGGCGCTGCTGGTATTGTTGGTAGCGGCATTACTTGGGTAATTAGTCACTGGAAATAATATGCCAAGCGTATCTAAGAAACAACATAACTTCATGGCCGCTGTGGCTAAAAACCCAGCATTTGCTAAGAAGGTAGGAATTAAGCCCTCAGTAGGTGAGGAATTTTTAAAGGCCGATAAAGGCAAAAAATTTGCTAAAGGTGGTGAAATGAAACATTCAGACATTAAAGAAGACAAGCCAATGATGAAGAAAGTGGCTAAAGAAGAAGTTAAAGCCCATGAAAAGAAAATGCACGGTATGAAAAAAGGTGGTATGTGCAAAGGCTATTCTAAGGGCGGCGTTACTCGTGCAGACGGTATCGTTAAAAAAGGCCATACTAAAGGTAAGATGGTGTAATCATGGCTGACTCTAAAAACCCACCTGTACTACCAGAAGGCTATGACCCAGAGTTAGCTAAAGCTAATAGGGGTATGGCTGCTTTAGAAGCCGAACAGCGTAAGGCGCAGCAAAAGCTAGACGCTCAAGATGAAAGAGCTAAAAATATGGCTAAAAGTCTTATGAAATTTGGCTCTGGCTTACTAAATCCTAAAAAGGGTGAAGAGCGCGGCTACAAAAAAGGTGGAGTAGTTAAATCTTCAGCCTCCAAACGTGCTGACGGTTGTGCTATCCGTGGTAAAACTAAAGGACGCATGGTATGAGACCTAGCCGTGGTATGGGTGCAATAAACCCTTCAAAAATGCCTAAAGGTGTGAAAAAAGCACGCCGTGACGATACTGACTTTACCCAATACAAAGAGGGTGGAGAAGTTAAGTCTAAGGTAAATGAAGCGGGTAATTACACCAAACCCGGCATGCGTAAGGCTCTTTTTGAGCAGATTAAAAATAGTTCTACTCAAGGTACTAAAGCTGGACAATGGAGTGCCCGTAAGGCACAGTTGTTAGCTAAGAAGTACAAAGAAAAAGGTGGAGGTTATAAATGATTAAATGGTTGAAAGGGCTACTAAATGTCTTTAGCAAAACCCCAGAAGTCCCTCAAAGCGTGGACAAAGCAAAAGTGGACGACAAAGTCGGGGAAGCCAAGCAGCCAAACCGGAGAAAGGTACCTGCCGGAAAAAGCGATAAAAGCTCTAAGTGCGCAGGAGTATGCAGCAACGACGCGTGCAAAGAGAAAAGGAAGCGCACAGGGACAGCAGTTCGTGCCGCAGCCGCAAAAGGTAAAGCAAAAAGTAAAACCGTATCGAAAGGTTAAATAATGTTAGCTATATCTCTGTATCCAATCACCGGTGTAATGTTAGGAATAGAGATACAGCAAGACGAAATAGGGAGCGTGTTAGTTGTAGATATTCTCCTTATCCGCATTATGTTTGAATGGATGCCAAATGACGACTAGTGGAACCAGCACTTTTAATTTAGACCTCTCAAATATTGTTGAAGAGGCTTTTGAGCGTTGTGGCGCTGAGTTGCGTACTGGCTATGACATGCGTACAGCACGTCGCTCTTTAAATCTTTTGACCATGGAGTGGGCTAATCGTGGGATTAATCTATGGACTATTGAGCAGGGCTCCATACCTGTTTACCAGGGTACTTCTGTCTATAACTTACCCGTGGATACCATTGACCTTTTGGACCACGTCATCCGAACAGGGTCAGGACAAAACCAAACAGACATAAACATTAGCCGTATTAGTGAATCTACATATTCAACGATTCCTAATAAGAACGCTACTGGCAGACCAATTCAAGTGTGGATTAACCGTCAGTCTGGTGCAACATACCCACCGGGTGAAGCTCCTGCTGGCGCTACAAATAACACAGCGTTTCCTACAATTAACATCTGGCCGGTTCCAGACCAAGGTAGTCAAGCTCAGCCGTACTACACATTTGTGTACTGGCGCTTGCGCCGTATGCAAGATGCTGGAGACGGTGTGAATACACAAGACATCCCATTCCGCATGTTGCCTTGCTTGGTTGCTGGTTTAGCCTTTTATTTGGCGCAAAAGTTACCCGAAGGTCAAGCACGCTTACCGTTTTTAAAGCAAGAATATGAAGAACAGTGGTTGATTGCCTCTACAGAAGACCGCGAGAAGGCTCCTGTACGCTTTGTACCTAGAAATACGTTTTACTATAGATAACCATGCCTAATCGTTTTGCTTCTGGTAAGTATGCTATTGCGGAGTGTGACCGCTGTGGGCAGCGCTATAAGCTTAAAGAACTTAAGAAGATTACGATTAAAACTAAACAGGTAAACATAAAAGTTTGCCCAGAGTGTTGGGAACCAGACCAACCACAGTTACAATTAGGTATGTATCCTGTGAATGACCCACAGGCCGTACGCGAACCCCGTCCTGATAATAGCTACTATCAGTCAGGCTTAGATGTTGAGGGAGACCCTGCTGGGGGTAGTCGTGTATTTCAATGGGGTTGGGCACCGGTTGGCGGTTCAAGGTTCGATGACAATGGGCTAACGCCTAATGATTTGATATTAAACGTAGAAGTTGGTACAGTTACAGTAACTATTACTTAGGAGTAATTAAATGGCATACAAACGTGGCGCCGATGGCGTAGCAAAAAAGGGCAAAACTGAGGGTAAAAACCTTGGTAATACTGGCCCTACAGTTGGTATTGAGAACGGCCCAAAGAGCACAGGCTCTAAAGGCGGTAAACGCAATATTGATATGAAAACTATGGGTCGTGGCTTAGCTAAAGTCGCTGCTCAAAAGAAAGGCTAATATGGCTAAGTACAGCAAAAAGGTTATGGGTAAAGAAGTAGGTTCTGCTGAAGTATATGCAGAGCCACATACCATGGCTGGTAAGAAAGTTTCTGCTGAAGGTATGCAGAAAGAAATGTCTGGTGCTGAGTGCATGACGAAACTTAATATGTCTGTTGGTGGTATCAGTAAAGGTAACTACAAGCCAGAAAACCCATACGGTACAGGCACAATGCGTGGTTACGGCGCGGCTACTAAAGGTCGTAAGATTAGCGGTAAGATGGGTTAATAAGGGTATTCCCTAATGAACTACACAGAGTTAGTTGACCGAATTAAGGCGTACGCTGAAAACGACTTCCCAGAGTCTGCAGGTAATTTAACGTCTGCGGAACAGATTGCTACTTTTGTACAGCAAGCGGAAGACCGTATTTACAACAGCGTACAGCTACCTGCCCTACGTAAAAACGTAACAGGTACGTTAACTGCTAATAATAAATACCTTTCATGCCCTAATGACTTTCTTTCCGTCTATTCCTTGGCGGTAATTGATGCTACTGGGCGATACGAGTATTTATTGAATAAAGACGTTAACTTTATTCGTGCGGCCTATCCTAACCCTAGTTCTACAGGTTTACCTCAATATTACGCATTATTTGGCCCGCAATACACTGACCAAAAAGAGCTTTCTTTTATCCTCGGCCCAACACCGGATGATTTTTATACTGCTGAACTACACTATTTCTTCTATCCAGAATCAATCGTAACCGCTGGTAACACATGGTTAGGCGATAACTACGACCCAGTATTGTTATATGGCGCTCTTCGTGAGGCGTATGTTTATATGCGTGGAGAGCCTGATATGATTACGAATATTGAGAATAAGTATCAAGAAGCTATTGCACAGCTTAAACGTTTGGGCGATGGTCTGGAGCGTGGCGATGCTTACCGTAATGGTCAAACTAGACTGCCGTACAACCAGCTATAAAGGTAAATAATGGCAATAGTTCAAACCGCATGTACAGTATTTAAGGCTAATCTATTAAAGGGAGATGAGGACTTTAATACCGGAAGCCCCTATACCTATAAGATTGCTTTATACACAGCCAATGCTTCTTTAGACGCTTCAACTACTGTATATACCACCACAGACGAAGTAACAGGTACTGGATACACGGCTGGTGGACAGATTATTACACCCGTAGCCCCAGCTTCAAGTGGCTCAGTCGCCTATATTAGCTTTAGTAATGCTGTTTGGAGTAACGCAAGCTTTACTACTAGGGGCGCATTAATCTACAATAGCACTACAGGTGCTGCGGTTTGTGTGTTAAATTTTGGTTCTGATAAGACTTGCTCAAATCAGACTTTTACGGTAACTTTCCCAGCAGCAGGTGCTTCTAGCGCCATTTTACGAATTAGTTAAGGAGCATTTAAATGCACAACGAGAAATCAAACTTTGGCGATAACTGCCAAGCAGCTTTAATCAAAACCGCAGACTTCGCCGAAACCGTTGGCGTAGAAGGCAAATATGTAGCTAAGTGCTATGACAAAGATGGCAATCTCAAGTGGGAAGATACTATTGAGAACCTAGTCGTTGCAGTAGGCAAGCAGTTGATGTTAGATACATTGTTATCTGGCTCAAGCTACTCAGCTACTGTACGTATGGGTCTAGTTTCTGGTGCTTCAGCCCCTACTTATGCGGCTGCTGATACACAAGCATCACACGCTGGCTGGTTAGAGTCTGGTTTGGCTAATGCCCCAACATACTCAGGCAACCGCCCTACAGTTACATTTGGTTCAGCTACTTCATCTGGCTTAACACCAAGTAACGTAACTACTAAGTCTACTTCTGGTGCAGCATCATTTACATTCACCGGTTCTGGTACTGTTGCTGGCTGCTTTATTAATATCAACGGTTCTGCAACTATTGATAACACTACAGGTACTTTGTATTCTGCTGGTTCATTCACCGGTGGTAACAAAACTGTAGCTGCTACAGACGTATTGAACGTAACTTATAGTACCACGGCAACCAGTTGATTTTAAAGCATTTTTTGTGTTTTACACATATGCGCACTACACGCCACAAGGCCGGCTGTTTTATATAGGTAAAGGTCAAGGTGGTAGGGCGCACTCTTTTTATCAAAGAGGTTCTTATTGGCAAAATATAGTCAATAAATATGGTAAACCGACTGTTCAGATATTAGCAGATTGGACCACAGAAAAAGAAGCCTTTGACCATGAAAGACTATTAATAGCCTGTTTTAAAGATATGAACATGCAACTTTGTAATAGAACAGATGGCGGTGAAGGTTTTTCTGGTTTTAAACGAACAACACCAGTTTGGAACAAAGGTATTCCACTGACAGAAGAATGCAAGCAAAAACTCAGCGCCGCGATGAAAGGTCGCAGTTCATGGAATAAGGGTAAAAAACATACATCTGAACACGTCACAAAAGTTGGACTTTCTAAGGTCGGTAATTTAAACTGTTTACGTTATAAAATAATTGGCGTTAATAAGACAACAGGGCAAAAAGTTGAGTTTATTGGCGCAAAAGCTGTTAACAATGCTGGGTTTAAACATACCGCGGTTTATTTGTGTATTAATGGAAAACGTAAATCCCATGGGGGTTTTACATGGTACAAGGAAGCAATATGATTAAGATTGACTTTGAGATTACTCACCCAACTTACGGCGTATACCGTGATGCTTTACATTTGCCTGACGACCATGGTCTAAATGAAGAGCAGATTAAAGACATGCAACAAGAGCGCTTTAATAACTGGGTGAGT